TGGCTGGCTTCAGCAGCGTAGAGGCGATCGTCAAGCCAATGCCAATCACCAGGTTGATAATGGCGACCTGGGTGACAGGATCCAAGCCAGCCACCACCGCAGGCTGCGGGCCTTCAGCTGCGCGTTTCCGCACCTCGATCTGGAAGTGACGGTATTGCTCTTCCGTCAGACCGAGGATCTCTGCAAGGTAGCGATCAGAAGGCAGCATCATTTGAATTTCCTGAACTCCAGCGGTTTGCAACGATCCAGCGGCATCCACTGCACACCGCGACGATGATGAACGTGGAGCAATCCACCATCAACAACAACGCCAATTCCAATGGTGCGTGCAGTGGAGAACAATGTTACCGCGTATTCCTCTGGAGCATCTAATGGCATTGTAAGTTCCTTGTAGGTCTGCGCTAACAATCGATGCCTGCCCCATTCGGCAAGATCCAGCCAGGTCGGATCAAGCCGTGGATGCGGTGCGCCGGCATCTTCGAGCACGTTCCAGACCATGATCAAGCAATCGGCGCCGATGCCTTTACGTGGATCAGCACGGAACTTATGCGGTAGTCCGATCCACTGGTGCCACATCAGCTCACCACCAATGCGCCGGATGTTGGCAATGCACCAACCAAGGCGGTGCTAAGCGTGCGACGCGGCACTTGAGCCTTGACGGCATCAAGCGGTGAGGTCAGCTTAAGTACCACGCGGCTGGTGTCCATGTCATAGGACGCAACACGCCAGATTTCAGATGCGACCAGTGCTTCATCAGCAAAGGTAAGCGGATCAAGGCTGACGGTTTTGATCTCCAGCATGTAGCGGTTCTGCACCGCTTCGGCGAACAGGTTCACGGAGATTGCATCCGTGCCAGCCACCAGTGATGCGCTGGAGCGTTCGCCACCGCGAGCACCGCCGCCGGATGATATGGCGAATGGCGCAAAGCTGTAGGTGACGCCGCTGTACGTCCTGCTTTCGTTGATACTGAAGTTCTGGTACGGCGTGCCGGTGTACGCATCGGCCTGCGTCTTGAAGCGGATGTAATTAACGAATGCGTAGGCGCTCATATCCCAACGCGGCTCCTGGTCTTGACGCTATTCTGCAGCGCCTGCAACGTCAACGCTCGACCACGTTCGGCGGCCTGCGCCATGCCTTTGCGATGCTGCTCAGCGGTGATGTACTCAACGCCGTTGATCACCTGGGATTCGTAGCGCACGTCGATTGGGCCAGGATTGCTGATGGCTTGTGCCGTTTCGCGTTCGGCTGCAATCATTGATGCTTGCTCGGAATTGCGCGTAAATGGCAGCATGATTTCCCGAGTCTCCCGCAGTCGGTCAGCGTAGGAGCGTTCCATGCTCTCAATAGACTTAGCGCTGGATTCGGTTTCCCGCAGCCGGTCTGCGTAGGAGCGTTCTTCCCGAGTTTCACGCAGCATGTCTGCGTAGGAGCGTTCTTCCCGAGTTTCACGCAGCATGTCTGCGTAGGAGCGCTCAAGCAAACGCCTTTCGCTTGTGCTTATGGTGTCATCACCATTTTTGCCATCAGCGCCTGCTTTAGCAAAAGCCATCGGTGCAGAGCCGGTTTCACGCATCTGCGCTTCCAGCTCTTCATTCGATGTGATGTTGCCCTGCTGGAACGGAACAAACAACTCAGGGCCGCGTTCGCCGACGATGTAAGGCTGGTTTGCGTTGACTGGGCCGCCGTTGGCCTTGAACATGCCAGCGAGCGACGAACCCATGTCAAAACCGGACTGGGTGGCGGTGCCAGCAGACATGCTGACTCCGGTGCTGGTGGTCAGGCTGGTGCTTGGCAGCAGCTTCGCAACACTATTCAAAATCGCAATCTGGATCATCTTGGCGATTATCTGCTTGGCCATGTCAAGGAAATAGCTCCCAACACTGCTGAAGAAATCAGCCAACGCTTCCTTCGCAGTCTTCGAGCCACTGATCGCATCCACGAACGACTGCGAGAATGCGTCGCCGATTGCAGTGGCGGCACCTGTGATTTGATTTATTGGATCCACCAGCTCACGCAGTTCATCCTTAAGCTGCGTGATGTTTTGCCGCATTGACTCAAACGGCGTTGGGTCGATCTCTTGGCGGTAGAGATCGAGTCCACGTTGACGCTGCTCTGGAGTCAACCCTTCAATGCCAGCAAGCCTTTCGCGCTCACGAGCCATCAGAATTTCATTGTACTGAGGCTCAGAAATAAGACCAAGCTCCCGCTGGCGATCAGTAAACTGCTGCTCGAACGACTTGCTTTGCTCTTTTTTGAGCCGGGTCAGCTCTTGCTGTGCAGCAAGATTTTGAGCGTTAAAGTCAATTTCCGCCCGCTGCAGAGCAAGATTCTTTTCTTGGAATGCCAATTTTTCCCTGAGATCGCGGATCTCACCTTGCGAGGTTTCGCGAATTTCGCGCATTTTTGCATTGTATTCAATAACAATTTCCGTTCTTTTTCTTTCGTCTTCCAGTGCTCTTGCTAAGTCTTCAATCTGCCTTAGTGCGGCAAAATTGTTTTGGTTTTGAGCGTCAGTGATTGCTAGATTTGCTGCCTTTATTTTTTCCTCAATTTGCAGCACTCGGGCTCTTGCCTCTCCCAACGCCAGCGCTCGCTTGAGTCCTGCAATCTCTTCGGCGCGTCGATCCGCGTCGCGGGCAGCTTTTGCTCCCCCTTTGTCCGCTTTGCCTTCAATTTTTGGACCAGGAAAAGTGTTTGGCTCTGGCATTTCGGGAACTTCCACGCCTGCCTTTTTGCCGGCAGCGGATAGAGCGGCTTGCAAAGCAGTCACGGCCGCCTCGCCAATATCTACACCCAAAAGCTTGCCAATCCACCCAATGGGATTGCTTAAAGTAATAATGTTTTTAACAGTTTCAGCCCACTTGTCTTTGACAAAATCAAACGCTTTTCCGAATACATCCTGGAAAAACGAAGCGACACCCCTTGCGAATCTTGATAAGCCTTTTAGGTCTATGCCGATGGATTCAGCTGCAGAAGAAAACGCGCTTGCGATAGTGGAAGTTGCCGTATCCCATGTATCGGTGATTCTTTTTATCGAAGCCTCGATCTGGTCTCTTAGGCTTTGGGCGAACGCAACAATGCCTTTAATCGACCTAGACGCAATTCCTCCCAAGACTAGCAGGGTGTCTATTACTCTGTTCACTGAAGAGGCGGTAATTCTTGCCCAAGTAGCAATAGTGTCTTTGTTTTCGACGACAAAAGCAGCGAAAGAATCTTGAAATCTTGCGCCCAGCGCCTGAAACTCTTTACCAATATCTTTACTAGCCTCCATGTAGGCTACTTGCAATCTTGCACCAGCCTCTTCGCTTGAAGACGCTATTTTTAGAGCGGTTTCTAGATTGGTTTCGCCAAGCATTACAACAAGAGACATTAAGTCGTTGAGGCCGACACTGCCTTCCTCTAGCGCTTTTGCCAGTTCTGGGCCTGTCTTGCCAGCTGCTTGTGCAAAAAGGTTAAATGTGCCGGGCAGGCGTTCTGCGATTTGATTTATTTCTTCTGCGGAAACCTTGCCTTTGCTGAATATCTGGACAAGCGCGGTCATTGCCCCTTCAATCTGCTCCGCAGAGCCGCCAGCTGCCTTAATCGCCGCCGTGAAATTCAAAAATGCAAGCTGCGCATCGTTTACACCGCCACCAGCTCCTTTCACTGCGGCAAGCAACTTGGTCATACTTGCTATCGCCAAGTCTTGGGGCACGTTCAGCCTTTCGGTTGCAAAAGATGCGGCTTGAATTGCTTTGTTGTATTCTTCCTGAGACCCCGCAAGTTCTTTCAAGGGGATTTGCATTTTCTGTATTTGAGCTGCGTAATCTGTCATTGCGCCAATTTGCTTTCTTACCCCCGCGACCTGCGCACCAATGGCAGCGCCGGCAAATGCGCCTCCAACCCCTCCGACCGAGCCGATCACGCCACCCAAAAAGCCTTCAGGACCACCGAAAATGCCACCCGAAATAGCAGCACCCGCAGCTTGGGTCATCTGCATCGGGGACATGCGTCGTCGAGCGCCGCGTGACTGCCTGCGCTCAAGTTCTCGGTCAATTCTTTGTATACTTGAAACCGCTTTTTTCTCCATAGTCTCAAACCCTGCTGCAAGGGGGTCCAAGTCAAGCCTTAGCTCAGACAACGAATCCCTTACCAGTTGAAGCTCTCTAGTTGTACCCTTCCTAAAGCTTGAAAAGTCAGGTATGTCAAACTGAGTAAAGCCGCCTCTAATTCTTTCCACATAAGCCTCTGGAGTTTCGCCGCCGGCAGGGAACAGCTGCATTGGCGTTTTGCCCAAAGAGAAACGCTTGAAAGCGCTTTTAACCTCCTCACTGCCTCCAGCGAAATCAATAGCGGCCTTGCGTAAGTCTTTTTCCGCTTTCAAGAATCCATCACCGCTTTCGTCTAGTTTTTTGCCAAAAGACCGTATGCGATCAATAAGACTCCGCTGGGCGCCTTCTATCCTTTGCCTATACTGCGCAGGTGATTCTTCTGCTTGTGGATACATCGCTGTTGGCGTTTTGCCAATAGGAATCTCCTCAAATCTTTCTCGCACTTTTCTAGAGCCACCAGAAAAATCAATAGCGGCTTCTCTTATTTTTTGCTCCGCATCAAGGAAGCCGCTACCAGTCCTACGCAAGTCGCTATTAAATACACTCACGATGTCCGCTAGTGCCTGCTGCGGCGTTTTGCCCATCCTCGCTTGGACGCCTTTTTGCCTCGATGAGGCAATGCCTACAACACCTTGGTAGAAAGGGCTAAGCTCTTCACCCGAAAGGCCAAGCATTCCCTTGACGGAAACAGCTCTTTGCTTGGCCCTGTCAGCGCGTTCAAGCTCAGCTTGAAACAATTCTTGCTCTCTTGCTTGTTGGTTCTTGAACGCTTGCTCTTGCGCAGCATCTTCTGCAGCAACTTGAGCCATAAATCTTTTGTGATTTTTGTCCTCAAATTCTTGCATTGTCTGCAAAGCGCTGCGGATGCTGACCGCATATTCGCCCTCGGCTATAGCCAGCTCATCCTGCAACCTTGCAATCTCCTCCATCTCCTGCCGTTCCTGAGCCCTGCTATAGGCCGGATTCCTGCCGCCAGCAGCGCCGAATGGATTGATACCGCTACCCATCGCAGCATTTGCCTGACGCGCAGCTTCGCCAACGGTGCGATAGCTGTTGGCAATCTGGTCAAGCTCTTTTTGCAACCTGTTCGCCTGCGCAGCCTTTTGCGCATAAAGAGCCGATCCCTCTGTTGTGGTCGTGTTCAGGTCAGCCATTTCAGTGCGAAGCTGACCGATCGCCTCGCGAAGGTTGCGCTGGCTCCTGACAGCAACACCACTTGCAAGGTCGTTTACAAGCGCAGCACCCAAGCCTTGCGTCGCAGCAGTGGCTTCGCGCTGGACGCGTGCAATTTCAAGTGAAACCAGAACGTAGGCTTCGGAGTCACGAGCCGTATTAGCAAGCTGCTGCTGAAGCTCCCGAAGGCGCTGGTTGAAGCCAGCGGTTGTATTCGGCAACTCACCAATCCTCTGGTTAAGGCGCTCAAGGATCCCAAGCATTTCTGGGTCCGCAAATGCAGCAGCCATTGCGCGGGCGGATTCCCTTCCGGCCCTTGCGGTTTCTTGAAAAGACCTCTTGATGCCCTGGGTGAGAGAAGTTTCAATCTGCTCTTGGAGGTCTTGCAGTACCCGCTTGACTTCTTCCTCTATCAGCCTTAGGTCTTTTACGGGGACCATACTTTCTATCGGCACCTCGCCAAAAGAGAGCAGGCTTTCGGCGTAAACGTCTTCAAAGCTGCGTCGCCCTGATGGCTGAACACCTCGCTCAATTAGCGACGCAAGCCCCTCTCTCTGCCGCCTTTGAACCAACTCAGAATCGTTCCCCAACGCCCCAAGCTCATCCCTTTGCTGACGCAGCGATCTCGTTACAGCATCAATGCTTTGAATTTGCCTTTGAGCGCCACCAGCACTTGCGGAGACTGACTGATTCAGCGTTTGCTGAGCCAGCGCAAGCTCCTCAGTCTCTCTAGTGACTTCGTTGAGCCTTGACGCAAGCCTTTCGATGCTTTCGCCAAGACTGTTGAAAGCTTCAGAATTGGGACGTGTCTCACCCCTGAGACGAATCAGCGAATTGATCGCACCTTGAATCTGAGTCGTTGTCGCATTAGCAGTAGAGCCAATGTTGACAAGCGCTTGGCGTTGCGCTTCTGTTGCCGTGGATGCACCACGCAGCACGCCCTTGAGCGCGTCTATGTCACTCCCTAGCTGGGTGAATACCCTCCCTCCTATCTCGGCCTGCTTTCGCAGCCCTTCAAACGCCTTAATCTGGCCCTGAATTAACGCTTCGCTTTGATTTGCCGTTCTGCCGTACTCAATGATACTTCTACGCGCTTCTTCCAATCCAGCATCAGTCTGGCCAACAGTCTTCGCAAGATCGCGAAATGCGCCGCTTAGCTTCCCGAGCTGTTCCCCGCCCTTGATGCCAAGTTTTATGTCAATAGGCTGAACAGTCTTACTTGCCATCTTTCTTGTTCAGTTCTGCGAGCGCGGCTGCTTCCATCGTCTGGATGTCCTCTAGCAGCTCGCGTGGATTATCTACATCATACAGCGACATCAGGCCGCCCGCACCGAGCAGCACCTCGTACTTCAAGCCGACGTAGCCACCCATCGTGACGTTCCATTGCGTTTGCATTCGCAGGAACATCATCAATGACTCCCAGTTTTCCTCCCAAACTTCGTAGTGCTGTTCAACCGGTGCAGCACGGCTGCGCTGCGGCTTCAGGCCGAATACCGCAGCGTCATCACCGCTCTTGTCCTCTACCCTTTTGCCGCCTTTGCACCAATGCTCGACGGCACCTTTCAGTTTCCCAGACGAGCGCCCTCGAAGGTCGCGGTATAAGCCTTCAGCACACCACGGATCCAATACGAATCGTCAGCGAACTCCTTCATCGTTGCCTGCGAGAACGGCACAGGCTTGCCGTCCTCCTCGTCGATGCCCTCCCATCCAACCAGCACAGCCTTGAGCAGCTCCAGGTCGCCCTTATCAGCAAGCTTCTGGAACTCAGATCGAGGCACGCGCTTGAAAACAGCATCAAACGTAGATTCCTCAAACACACCGCCATCGGCAGGTTCTTCAATGGTCACAGGCCACTTAAACGTCTTAACCTTTTTGCGAACAAAAGCCATGAGTGAAAATAGACTCCTGCAAACTATACAGCAATAAAAAAGGGACCGCAACGCGGTCCCTTCACGTGATCGCCAGCTCTTGATCAGGTGTAGACCAGGCTGAACTCGTCGTTGCCAGCGGTGGACGGGATCGCGGTGTAAGGGATGTTCAGCATCGCGATGCCATCCTGGTCGCTGTAGGACACATCACCGATGTCGATCCGGGTGGAAGCGAAATCAACGATGTTGCCTGCAG